CATGTACATCCCAGATGTTTGGGAGGTACTACCAATACTTGCAACTGTGTTCCCGCCTGTAGACGATGTAATCAAGAAAAAGGAAGTATGAACTGGTTAGTGTGGTTTAGGAACAACTTTCCACCAAACCCACTACGAGAAAACCTAATACTAAATTGGATTAAATGAACAAACTATTTAACCCTAACAAATTGCTATTACAGGAACTCAAAGACATTGCATATGCTACACCTAGGCCCTTACGTTGGGCTATGGTGTGGTTTTTGCTATGGATAGAACCTCAATACGTGGACTATAAAGCTAAGAAAGCTGTAGATGACGCTGTTGAAAAGTACAACAAGCTATGTGATTTCTGTGAAGAATGGCGTAACGAACCGAGTGTAAAGATAATACCCTCGGATGTTAAGGGACTAAATGACATGAGTATAAATTATGAGCGAAAAGACCCCGACTGTGACATCTAATAATGATGATGTTATGCTTGACGCTGTAACAAAGTTTATAGCAGATAAAGAAAAGTTTAGATCTAAGTCTTACTTAGTTGGTGGTAAAGGTAATCCTACTATAGGTTATGGTTTTGAGTATTATGACAAAGATACACCCGTAGAAATGGGTCAAACCATGACTAAGGAGCAAGCTATACCACTACTAAAAGAAAAAGTACGTACATTTCATAACAGATTACAAGATTATGATGTGTATAATACTATGACACCAACTCAAAAGGCTGGTATGATCTCATTTATGTATAATCTTGGGCCAAATGTAATTGACGCACCAGAAAATCCTAACCTCCGTAAGGCGGTAAAAAGCGGTGATCTTAGTCAAATACAGAAAATGATGCAAAAGTTTACTTACCGTAACGGTGAGTTTATGCCGGGATTATACGACAGACGTAAAGAAGAAATAAATATAATGAATGATGAGACGATTCTATTCGGAGCACAATGAGTACTATAGAGTCACAACTCCAACAGGACTTTAGGTATTTTCTTACCGCTGTTTGGACACACTTAAACCTACCAGCTCCTACAAGAGCACAATTATGTATCGCTGAGTATCTACAACATGGCCCAAAAAGATTACAAATCCAAGCGTTTCGTGGCGTTGGTAAGTCTTGGATTACTGCTGCATTTGTCCTTTGGACTTTATTCAATAACCCAGATAAAAAGATTATGGTCGTCTCTGCTTCAAAAGATAGAGCAGACTCATTCTCAATCTTCTGTCAAAGACTAATACTAGAAGTACCTTGGTTATCACAACTAAAACCTAAAAATGATGACCAAAGATGGTCACGTATATCATTTGATGTGGGGCCAGCAGCACCGCACCAAGCACCCTCAGTAAAGTCTGTGGGTATAACAGGACAGCTAACAGGATCTAGAGCTGACCTAATGGTACTAGATGATGTCGAAGTACCAAACAACAGTATGACTGAACTACAACGTGAAAAACTTTTACAGTTGGTTACTGAATGTGAGTCTATCCTTACTCCTAGCCGTGATTCTAGGATTATGTTCTTGGGAACTCCTCAAACCACTTTTACTGTATACAATAAACTACGAGAACGTAGCTATAGACCATTTGTATGGCCAGCTAGATACCCCCGCAAAATTGCTATGTACGATGGTTTGTTAGCTCCACAGCTAGTTGCAGACCTAGAACAGGGTGATATGGCATGGAAACCTACAGATACACGTTTTAAAGAGTCAGACCTGTTAGAAAGAGAGGCATCTATGGGACGTAGCAACTTTATGTTGCAGTTTATGCTAGATACTACGTTATCTGACGCAGAAAAGTTCCCATTAAAGTTTGCAGACCTAATAGTTACACCCGTAAACCCTACACATGCACCAGAAAACATTATATGGTGCTCAGATCCACGCAATCTAATAAAAGACTTGCCATGTGCGGGGCTTCCCGGAGACTACTACTACAGTCCTATGACTACTCAAGGAGAGTGGTTAGAATATCAAGAAACAATATGCAGCGTAGACCCCTCTGGAAGGGGCTCAGACGAGACTGTAGCATGCTTTTTATCACAGTTAAATGGTTTTATATACCTACACGAGGTTTACGCCTCTAGAGACGGTTATAGCGACCATACATTATTAGAAATACTTAGGAGATGTAGAAAGTATGATGCGAGTACGCTGCTCATCGAGAGCAACTTTGGCGATGGTATTGTATCAGAGCTATTTAGAAAGCATTGCCAGACGACAAAAACAAACATAGACATAGAGGAGACTAGAGCTAATGTCCGCAAAGAACACCGTATTATTGATAGCCTTGAGCCTGTCTTTAACCAGCATAGGCTTGTTATTGATCCTTCCGTCATTACGTGGGATTATAAAAGTAATGAAGATGAGGCAACTGAAAATAGATTCCAATATATGCTTGCTTACCAAATCAGCAGAATGTGCAGAGAAAAAGGAGCTGTTAGACATGATGACAGAATCGACTCTCTCGCCCAAGGCGTTAAATGGTTTACAGATGCCCTCGCAATATCCGCTCAACAACAGATAAAAGACAGGAAAAGAGATGAGTGGTTAGACCACTTAGAGGCTTGGATGGATGACCCTCAAGCTGAAGCTAACCATATGGTGTTGGGGTTGAATTTAGACCAACGTAAGGAGGCTAGGGGCCTCGCTAAAGGTACTGATATGACTTGGATGTGACTAACCCCACCATAAGACACGGGGAAGTGGTGCTCCTCGTGGGTGGAAACAGCGGTCAAAGAGGGACGTAAAACTCCCTCTTCCTACGAGGAACACGCTCGTACTGTATATTACCACCCTACTACTACACTATAGCACCTACGTACTGTACGACCATGACTATACAACAAGCATGGCAGAGGTTGAAGAAGAGTAGATGGTATAAAAGATTTAGAGTATCGCTAAAAATTAACCGTTGGCCACTAAAAACCTTAGCCGAAATAAGAACTGAGTTGCAAAGACAGCATCTCAACAGAATATGGAGAAAAAAATAGGGGTCTTAAATTTTGACAAAAATTTCTGTGGGGTATATTCTACGTGGCCACAGTCATTTACCCCGTAGGGTAGTCACACTATACCAAAATAACACTTTGAGTATTTATACCTATTGACAAAAGACTTTTTTTATAGTACCAACGCGGGGTAGTACACATGTACTATCACCATCGTAGGTTCGGTTATCCGTACCTTGACAAGATGCCCGCGAGGTAGTACCAATCGCTAGTACATTTGTACTGCTTTGCGGGGAATGAGTATAAATACCTATTGACATTTTTAGGAGCCTATGCGGGCGGCCATCTGTACGCAATATGTGGGGATGCTGACATTGGTATTGACTAGATATGGATATACGATATATTAGGATTAATAATATAAATGATTAATTTTGCTTATGGTTTAAATTGAGTATAAATACCTAGTATAGTACAGGTGTACTATTGTTACAGAATGTAAAGAAAAGTACAAATGTACTATAGGTATAAATACTTAGGGTAGTACTCCTGTACTATTGCCTTGTCACCATCGTCACAGTTAGCAAAATATCAGGATATGCTAACAAATAGTTGACAAGGTTTCAAACATACTATATAATAAAGGTATGAATTCAGAGGTTACACCAACAACACCAACAAGTCAGGATTTCAAAACAATCACTTGACAAACAACTAACTACCTTATATAATAAAGGTATACAAATTAAATAAGCAGTACTTGAGACAAGGCGAAGTTGCTCAAGTCAACAAATCAATCCCGACAGGTTTTACGGAACTGCATGCCGCTTACAGGCGATGAGGAGGACATCTTCGAGGAGAAGTCTTAAGATTGAGTGAGGTGAAGGATGCTGCCCGTACATAGCTAACACTGACCGCTTTTGCGAGGTGTTACGGGTGTGGTGCATAGACCGAAAAGCACATAAATATGGCTAACTCTATTATTTACCAAAGTCTGTTGACGGCCAACCGTCCATACGTATGTATGATAAAATACCTTGACAGACTTTTTTATGCGGTCACTGGCAACTGTCACTACTACCGATCACTAACGTATTAGAAGTTGAGTATTATTACTCATTCACTTCCTCAACCCTAACCAGTACAATGTAAACAGTAGGGGTTCGATTCCTCAAGACTGCATTGGCTATAAACCAAGCCTCTTACAGCTCTAGCCACGCTGTGAATATGTGCCTACTATGACAGGGGTTGGCACTCCACCACAACTTACACCATCGTCACATGACCTATTCTGAGCTATCAGATAATGCACGTGAGATAGTTGCTAGGTTTACTCTAGCCACGTCTCAAGAGGTGCAACTCGGCTGTGACTGGTATCCGTCAGCTTTCAAGATCGCTGGACGTATTGCCGACAAATACAACCTACGTGTTGAAACAGTTGCGGGTGTCATCGCTGCCCTATCCCCTAGTAATCGCTGGGAACGTAACGTGTTCGATGCCGAAGCTCTCATCAAAGTATGGGCAGCTGGAGCCACACGTGACGAGGTGCTCGACCCAGATGCACCCATCATCAAAGTATGCACCTACCTTGGTCAGAAAACCAAAGCGTGGGACATACTTGTACGTGAAGAGTACCTACTCACCACACCCATCGTAGACATACTCAAGGGTGTCAAAACCATCGAGTTCTTCAACTGCATCACCAATCCACGACTGGACGATGTATGTATTGACGGTCACGCCTACAGCGTGTGGCTCGGAGATCGTGTCACACTACACAAAGTACCCAACATTCAAGGCAAGCTACGTGCTCGCATCAAGCAAGACTATCGTGATGCCACCGCCTTCATCAACGATGAGCTTGACGAGGACTATACAGCTGCTACAATACAAGCAATCACGTGGGTCACACACAAACGTATCCACAATGTCTAATACGTTGGTTGACTAGGTGACATTGTTATCATTAAAGCGTGAGTAATGTGTCCTACCACAACCGCCTCACCGCCAACACCCTACCGCTATGACTAAAAAACCACAACAGCTCTCGCCCGAAGAGGCCAAACGTAGGCAGCTATTCTATCAGAAGATGGCCTACATCGAGATGAAAAAGCTACGCCCCAAACATCCACACGTATGAAAGTTCTAGTTGCCTGTGAGTACAGCGGTGTAGTACGTGACGCTTTCACCAAGCGTGGCCACGATGCTACCAGCTGTGACTTCCTACCTTCAGACCGTCCTGATGGCAAGCACTATCAGGGCAACATGTTCGATCTCATCTGGCCACACAATGTCTATGACTGGGATCTCATCATCGCTCACCCACCTTGCACACATCTCAGTGTATCAGGTGCAGCTCGCTGGGCCGAGAAAGTTGCCGATGGCCGTCAACCTGCAGCAATCAGGTTTGTCGAGCGTATCTGGGACATTCACGAGTCATCAGGTGTCAAGCTGTGCATCGAGAATCCAGTCGGTGCTCTGTCTACACGCTCCAAGCTAGGGCCTCCTACCCAATACGTGCAGCCGTACCAGTTCGGCCACCCTGAGCAGAAAAAGACTGGCCTGTGGCTACGTGGCCTACCCAAGCTACAGCCCACCGATGTCATTGATGTATCAGGTCTACCTGAGCGAGAGCGTATGCGACTACACTACCTGCCTCCATCCAAAGACAGATGGAAGATCAGGTCTACTACCTACCAAGGCATTGCCGATGCTATGGCAAGCCAGTGGGGTTGACACTCTCCCAGATAGCTGCTATGCTATCTCTGAGGGCCTCACCCTCTGTTGTTTACCACTTTATCATGCAACCAAAATCACGTACATCCACATGCGTCTCATCTATTGACGTATCTCCTATCACTGGCACAGCTATTGTGGAGTTCCACACTGGCACACGCTATGAGTACAACAACGTATCTCGTAGGGCCATTACAAATCTATTGGCACAGCCTAACATGAGCCTTGGCTTTTGGGTCAACGCTAACTGCAAGGCCAAAGGTGTCAAGTGTAGAGAGATCACACCCGCATCCTTCTACAAGCACAAGCTCGCAAAGGTGCGTCTTGTTCAAGAACCAGTACTACCAAATGTCTAGTCACACAATGCAAGTTACTTTCGACAAGTCTGTATCCTCCTCCATCTTGGAGGCAGGGTACAACTACAACCCATCTGGCAACAACACAATCGCTGTGGAGTTTGACAATGACGGCAGAGATGTCTATGACATTCTCGAAGATGCAGGTCTTGGCCACCTGACTGATGAAATCATCTACACCAACTACTATGCAGACTGCTTATGAAACCAAGCAATGCAAAGAATGTGGCAAGTTCAAACTTCTGGACGAGTTCCCACTATTTAGCACTGCGGGAGCAGGTAGAAAAAATACTTGCAAATCTTGCTCCAACCACCAAGCAACGGTCAGACGTAGACTGAGACGGCAACATCCAGTGCCCGATCCCGGAGAGTGCCCATCTTGCGGTAGGCATACTGACAAGTGGGTTCTTGACCACTGCCATCATACTGACAAGTTTAGAGGTTACATCTGCGACTCATGCAATGTAGCTTTTGGCAAGTTCAATGATGACCCTTACACAATGCAACGCTCACTTAACTGGCTTCAATCACATGGTTAACTTAGATACTTTTGAATGGAATACAGTAGTTGATGCTTTGTGGCAGCTACAGGATAACCACGTCAAAGATGACGAACACTGGCAAGACATTCAATCACTTATCAACAAAATCACCACTCAAAGGAGACATGACTAATTCCACCACCAAAACTGACCAATACATCAAGACATTTGATGCAGCTGACGACCCAATCGTCTACGTACTGATACGTACCAGCCCTTACACATTCGATGACATGCTCATAGGTGTATTTGACAGCAGAGAGTCTGCACTAATTAGACTCAAACGTATCATGGACAGACCTGAGAATGACGAAACATTCAAGATCGAAACACACAATCTCAGAAACATCATGCAAGAACAGGAGCTGGACTAATGACTAAACCAACCACCGAAGAACTACAAGCTGAATTTGAGAAGGTAGTTAAAACACATAATCAAGCACAAGACGTGGTTGAGAAGTGTAAAAAAAGATTCATTGAAATAAATGCTATCTTAAAAGACAGATTGGAGGAAGAGTAAATGATGACAACCAAAGAGATCAATGTCGCTGACATCCTGACCTTCGATGACAGAGAGGCTATAGCTAGTATCGTTGACAAACGAGTAGCTGCCGAGTATGGCGACATGTATAACTTCAAATGGTCAATGAAAGTATCAGGTCACTTCCAAATATTAGAAACATCATTATGAGTACACTACACGCATCAGAACGGCTACTCGATATATTCGAGGAGGTCAAAGAGGCTTTCCCATACTATGATGAGGACAAGCAAATCGAGATTGCTAACAAGCGTTTCGAGGATGAACTTATATGAGCAAACCCACACCGGGATTTCCACAGTTCATCAAAGTTCTAGTCATGCTCTACGGAGTGCTGGCTTTCTCAGCTGTTATTGCCACAAGCAATAGACATGCACCCCCAAGAAACAAATCTTTTAGACTATCATGGCAAGACGTGACTTTGAAAACAGAATACGGGAGCTTAATAAATGGAAAGCCACTGACGAGCTGACTGAAGTTACCTTTGACATGGGACATGAAGCAGCTCTTACGTGGAATCTCCCAGCCTCCTACGTATGTGTCGTTCGAGCTATCAAGCAGGACGGTACAATACAAGAGAAGGCATACCGCCAAGCCTTCGCAGCCAAACGGTACATGAAAGCGTTACTCATGCAAGATGAGGACTACGTAGTAATGACCAGCAATGCTGTACTCGACACCCAAACTGACATACCATGAACCCATGTGACTTATCCGAGATTCTTGATAGGCTCGGCTACTACATCAACGATGACACGGGCGAGGTGATGCTAGAAATAGATCCCTGTGGCCCACCCGTCATTGACAACCTGTTAGTTATACTTGCTTCACAAGGCAAGTTAATTACCAAACGCAATCCAGAATATGAGCTAGGTTTCTACTTGCCAAACTGGACTTGCTTCAATAGTATGGAGGAGTACTGTAAAGTATTTCCCTATGAACAACAATGTAAATGCTATGATGTCTAACTTGACACAACGACAAATTGACCACCTCGATGATTACGAATACTCTCTCTTTCTAGCTTATGGTGACGCATACAAACCTACATCGACAGTTCCTGCTGGAACAGGAAGCGATCAGCTGTGGGAGGAAAAGACTGCACGACTCCATGCAGAAATTAGAGGAGAAATCCTACGCTTCCGCAAGCGTTTATGGGGTGTCATCAATCAGAGAGGCTTTACCCTATCTAATCAAGACCGTTGAAGATACCTTCTACAGGCTTGGTAAGGGGCAAGCTGGTAAGTTCTATCGAGAGATAGCTCTATACCTTGATGAGCTTGAACCACTGGCTATTTCTACTATCCTGTTAAAGATTACATTTGACAGGGTGTTTAGTACCAGACGACAAGTAAATCTTATTGTACCAACCATGACTGCTATTGGCTCCGCACTTGAGGCAGAGTGTAAGTTTCGTTGGTATAAAAAGCATCATCCCGGATTGATGAATTATATTAGCACCAAGTACTTCCATGAGTCTTGTGGCACTGTGCAGAAACAAGTCATTGCCAGCAAAAAGTTTGGCGAGCATGACATACGTTGGAATGCATGGGGCACTAAGACAAAAGTATCACTTGGACGTTGGGGGCTGACTGCAGTTATGGACTCCACACAATGGTTTACCATAAGCAAACGTAAGACCCACCGCAAACGCTACGAGTACAGGGTAGTACCCACTCCTGAGTTTGAATCAAAACGTAACGAACTCGTCAAAACTGCTGAGTTGTTTGCTGGTATACCTTGGCCTATGTTAGTACATCCAGATGACTGGGGGTATGATGAGGATGGTTCTATTATCTACGGAGGATACCTAACCAACCGTATGATGAAAGGTCACGATCTTACTAGGAAGGGTAACCCCACCATAAAACACGGGAAAGCACCGATTGACTTTCTAAACAAGTTACAGCGGGTGCAATACTGTGTAAATCGTCATGTACTGCAAGTGGCAGATGAGATGAGGAGTAGAGGTAGAGTAATAGGTAAGTTTATACCTATATCTCCAGCCTACAAACCACCACGTCCTGCTAATGCAGACGATAATCCTGAGTCTAATCTAGCTTGGAGACGAGCGATGGCAGAGTCTCACAACGCTGACCGTCTTAACTTCAAGAGATCAGTCAGGACACGTACACAACTAGAGGCAGCTGAGAAATTTAAAGATGAGAAATTCTATCTTTGTTGGTCTTACGACTACAGGGGCAGAGCATACCCCATCCCAGCGTTCCTCACACCTCAAGATACAGACTTTGGTAAAGCACTTATCAGATTTGCTGATGAGTCTAGTGTGACAGATGAAGCCGAGCTTTGGTTATCTTTTCAAGTGGCTACAAGTTTCGGTCTTGATAAAGCAACACTAGAGGACAGACATCAATGGGTGTCTGAAAACCATGAGCTTATTACTAAAGTTGCTACTGACCCCGTTAGATACTTGTCTGACTGGGAGGAGGTAGACGAGCCTTGGCAGTTTATGGCAGCATGCCACGAATACTACCACTGCTGTATCAAAAAAGATAAACCAACTACAGGTCTTATGGTTGCAGTTGATGCAACATGCTCAGGTCTACAGATCTTAGCAGGACTAGCCAAAGACCGTAGCACTGCGGAGCTTGTAAACGTAGTACCTAGTGAAAAACCTAGTGACGCTTACAAGGCGGTAGCAGAGAAGGCAAAAGAGTTTCTCCCAAGTTACATGCACCCTTGGATGACCAGAGCTGTGTGCAAACGCACAGTGATGACCATACCATACAATGCTACGAAAGATAGCAGTCGCAAGTACATACGTGAGGCATTACTAGAAAACAATATAGACCCCACCAAAGATGAACTGACACAAGTTGTCAATGCAGTCTACAATTCAATGGACAGCATCGTTCCGGGGCCAATGAGAGTAATGCGATGGATAAAGAAGCATGTCGGACTTTACATCAGAAATGGTGCTAAAGAAGTTCAGTGGGTTACACCATCTGGTTTTGTCGTTAATCAAAGACGAGACGACATTGAAACCATGAGGATGGAGCTGCAGTTATTAGGACGCACAAGTGTAAGGATACCTACAGGTAAATATACACCCAGCCCTAACAAGCATAAGTCTAGCACTGCCCCTAATTATATACATTCATTCGATGCTTCGATTCTTCACAGATCATTCATGCAATTTAATGAACCATTTACAGTTATCCACGATTCTGTTCTTTGCAGAGCAGGAGACATGGGAACACTCAATCGCCTTGTGCGAGAAACCTACACCAATATCTTTTCCGAAGAATGTTGGCTCTCAAGATTTGCAGAGACTATCAACGCTTCCGAACCGCCACCAATCGTTGGGACACTAGACCCAAAGGTTGTATCTAATTCCACCTATTTTTTCTGTTAATTATGCACACCTACGTAACTCCCCAACCTGTTACTCTTGACGGCTTCCAAGCTATATTGAAAGCAGGTGAGTGGGGCTACAAACTTTCTGCTCTAGTCAAAGGTGATCTCATCAAAGACTTAGAGGAAGAACGTGAGTCAGCTCTAGAATGGGCTAGAAGCAAAGCTAAGAACCCTAAAAGGGTCACAGTAAAGCCTGAGCCTTGGGAAGAGCTTGACAACGAGCAAGGTACTTTCCACATACGTTTCAGCTGGAGAGATGGAGACAAGTTCTTTCCTGTTGTAGTAGACACAGAAGGGACAGCTATCGAAGATAAGGACACACCTATCTACAGCGGTAGTAAAGTTAAACTAGCTTTCTTCCAAAAGCCATACGTCCTACCAAGCGGTGACATCGGTACATCATTGAAACTAAAAGCAGTGCAAGTTGTTAGTCTTAACAGCGGAGCTGGTGTTGTTGACAACGGTGACATGACAGCCGAGGACGCAGCAGAACTATTTGGTTCTACAAAAGGATTCAAGGTCGAAGATCCTGCACCTGATGCAGCTCCATGCTCAGTTGAAGAGGACGACTTCTAATGCGTAGTCACTTGGAAGAACAAGTGGCTGACTTGCTCGATGAGATGAACATAGAGTATCAGTATGAATCTGAGAAGATACCATACATGATTGAAGCTAACTATATCCCTGATTTCAAAGTTGGGGATATATACTTCGAGACTAAAGGATACTTTCCCCCAGATCAGAGACGCAAGATGAAAGCAGTCAAGGAGGCTAATCCTGATCTTGACATACGTATTATCTTTCAATCCCCTCACAATAAAATAAACAAGCGTTCTAAAACAACCTACTCTATGTGGGCTGAGAAGAATGGCTTTCCTTGGTGTGCCTATTATGCAATCCCAGTTGACTGGCTCAGATGAATCATCATTCCTATATCACACCAGCTGTCCTGAGTGTGGTTCATCAGATGGTAATTCCGTATATTCTGATGGACATTCTTATTGTTTTGTATGCAACCATTATAGCAATGGAGGACATGACGATAGTGAACAACGACAAAAAACCGCAATGCTCAAAGGTAATCCTGTTAAATTAAGGAAACGAGGCTTGTCTGAAGAGACTTGCCGTAAATATCGCATCCACAAGGACGGAGATACACTTCGTATGCACTATTTTGACAAAAAAGGTCAAGTTTGTGCAGCAAAAGTCAAAACAAAGGACAAAGACTTTTGGATGGAGGGTAACAACAACGACTCTCAACTTTTTGGGCAAAATTTATTCCCAGATAAGGGCACTCGCTTAACTATATATGAAGGAGAGCTTGATGCAGCCTCTGGCTGGGAAGCACAACCCAAATGGCCTCATGTATCCATACCAAATGGTGCGAAGGCTGCAAAAAAATCATTACAAAAGGTATTAGAGCTACTTCAGAACTATGATGAGATAGTTTTATTCTTTGACAATGATGAAGCTGGCAGACAGGCAGCACAAGAATGTGCTGAACTACTACCTGCTGGTAAAGCAAAGATTGCAAGGCTTGAGAAGTACAAAGATGCTTCTGACGCACTACAAGCTGGCGATGCTGAGGCAATCAGGCGAGCTATCTGGGATGCTAAAACATACAGGCCAGATGGTATTGTTGATGCCAAGTCTTTGCTTGAATTAATTACTACACCTACACCCCCCGCTGACCATGACTACCCATTTCAAGGACTACAGCGAAAGCTGCACGGTATACGGTACGGAGAACTTGTCACCATTACTGCAGGATCTGGTACTGGAAAATCCTCATTCTGTAGGAGTCTTGCAAGTCATCTTCTGCACCGAAAAGAACGGGTCGGTTACTTGGCACTTGAAGAATCTAACCGTAGGACGGCACTAGGTTTAATGTCTGCCTCGTTAGGTAGGTCTTATCACCTAGGAGAATATGAACGAGAAGAACTCGAATACGCCTATAACAGTACTATTGCTAATTGGAATCTTTTTCTCTTCGATGGCTTTGGTAGCTATGACCCTGACACAATTTACAGTAGGATCGAATACCTTGCCTGTGGATTGGAGTGTCGTGTTATATTCCTCGATCACCTCAGTATATTATTGAGTGGATTGGA